ATCAGAGGACTACGCCGCATTGGAGCGGCAGGCTGATGAGTTCCGCGCTGAGCGCGAGGCTCGTGAGGCTGCGGCTCACGCCAAGATCGTGGCTGCCTATTCCATGTCGCTGCTGAACAGCCATTCCGACCTTTCCGCGCATCGCCCGGAAATCGAGCGCGCACTTGACCGTCTCAATGAGGTGGTGCGCCGGATGGACGGTGCGGCATGAGGACTGATATTACCCGGCAGCAGATTGCTGCGATCGTCGCGATGATAGAGGCGGAAGTCGGCGACGACGACCAGCTTCTTCTCGATACACTCGAAGGCCAGACCGACCTCTTCGAAGTCACCGCCCGCTTGCTTCGCCAGTGCGAGGATGACGAGGGCATTGTCGCTGCACTCGACGAGCAAATGAGTGCGCGCAGGGATCGCAAAGCCCGCGCAAATGCCAGGATCGAAGCGCGGCGCAACGCTATCGCAGCACTCATGGAAACGGCCGGAATCGACAAACTTCCGCTACCGGAGGCGACGGTATCGTTTCGCAAGATCGAACCGAAGGTCATCGTCATCGACCCGGACAGCGTGCCCGATGAATACTGCACGTTCGTTCGCAAGCCTGACCTGAAACTCATCCGCGAGGCCAGCCCGCCGCCACCCGGCACGGGTTACGACAACGGCGGCAACAGCATCACCGTGAGGCGGAAATGACCTTCACAGACACACAGATTGCCGCGCTCAAGGCGCCGCTGGATTCGAACAACGTCAAGAAGCCGTCCGGGCGCTTTGGCCCCAAGGGCGATTACCTCGAAGGTTGGCACGTCATCAATGAGTTGAACCGCATCTTTGGTTTCGACGGATGGTCATATCGCATCGAATTGATGCCGGAATCGCGCTTCGGACGTAATGCGCTCAACAATTCGAACCTGATGCGTCGCCTCCGTGGCGGGTGGATTCCCACCGAGCACGTCATCAAGACGACGATGGCCTACATGGCCGGATACGACGAGGCTTATGCATCGGTCGTCATCGTCAGGCCGCGCACGGAAACGCGCAACGAACGGAACGACGAGGCGCTTCGCAACAAAGCCGCCGCCATGAGCAGCGATGCGCTTTCGTCAGCCATCCTCGCCGCATTTCCTTACGGAACCGGCGAGCGCCCCTCAGTCGCAAACAGTCAATTCAAACGCATGCCCCCGCCGACACTGATGTCTCGCGGCGAAGCAATGACCTGAGAGTTCTGGGGCCAGAAACCCAAGGAGAAGATGATGAGTGCAATCAACGACAGGGATACGCTCCTCGCCAAGCTGCGAGAACCGTTCCCGCCAAACCATATTTCTAAGTTGCCCAAGGAAAGCCGCTCGCAGATCGATGCGCGAAAGGCTGACCGAAACACTGCCATCAACTGCACGATCTGCGGCGGGTGGCACCACAAGCACGCCGTGCATCTCGATTACGTTGGACACGCCGCGCTGACTGACCGCCTGCTAGACACGGACATCGAATGGTCGTGGGAGCCGGTGGCGTTTACGCCGGAGGGCTTGCCCGCGTTCGATCGCAACGGCGGACTCTGGATCAAGTTGACGGTGCAGGGTGTGACCCGCCTTGGCTACGGCGCGGCTGATGGGAAGTCCGGCGGCGATGCCGTCAAGGAGATCATCGGCGACGCGCTCCGCAATGCCGCCATGCGCTTCGGTGCCGCGCTCGATCTTTGGCACAAGGGTGACCTACACGCTGACGAAGGCGACGACGACACCTCCAAGAAGTCCACCGAGATCGCTGAGACGGAAAAGGCGGCAACATGGCCCGAAGGTCCGGCCAAGACAAAGACGGCCGCCATGACCGCCTTCCGGGCCGTGAAGCGCAACGGTGAAAGCATCACCACACTCGACGACTTCGAAGCTGTCATTGACGAGGCTCAACCCCTGATCGCGCAGTTCCGCCTCGCTGACCACCCGTGGTGGTACGGTGGGAGCGGCGAAGACAAATACGAATCCATCCCCGAATGGATTTTCCGCCGTCGCGCCGAACTCGCCAGTGTTGAACAGGTGAAGCAGCAGCTTGGCGACGACGCGGTTGACCCGCTGGAGACCGAGTTTCCCGGATCGACCGAGAGCTTCAAGATGATGATTGCGGACATGCGGAAAGCCGATGCGCCCATGATTTTGAACCGTTGGAAGGATTCGAACCGCGAGCTGGTTAATTCCCTCGACAAGACTGAGGTGAAGGCGTTCCGCAAAGCCTTCGAGGACCACATGGAAACCCTTCAACGCGCACAGAAAGTAGCAGCATGAGCGATAGGTATGATGCCCTTACCGTTCGGGAAAGCAACGGGAAAAGCTATTTCACAAAGATCGGCGCCATGTTCGCCAATCGCAACGGAGGCGGGTTCACGCTTGTCCTTGATGCGGTTCCGGCGAGCAACGAAGGCCAGTATCGCATCCTGCTGAAAGAGCCGCAGCCGCGTGACGGACAGCGGGGCAATCAGCCGAGTGGGCGCCAACCGCCGCGTCAAGATGACCTTGACGACGACATGGACGGCGTTCCCTTCTAGGATGCTATCCCAATCCGCAATCCGCAACCGCCACAAGAACCGTGGCAGGCCACCTGAGAAGTCGTGCCACGGATACCTGCAATGGCTTCGCGGGCGACCCTGCGCGCTTGAGGGCGCTAGTCAGGGCGATTGCGGCGGTAAAATCCACGCCTGTCACGTCGATTACGCTGGTGACAAAGGTATGGGCACAAAGGTCAGCGATCATTTCTCGATACCGATGTGCACCTGCCACCACGCGGAGCAGCATAACATCGGCTGGGAGACGTTTGAGAAACGCTATCGCTTTCGCGGTGTGAGCCTCGCCGAACAATACTTCGGCGCATGGCTCAGCACCCCCATGGGAGCGAAATGGATCATGGAGCGTGAGAATGGCTGACACGCGCATTGTTGCGTATCCGTTTGTTCGGGTTCGCCTCGAAACATGGGACGCCGATGGAGCCTCTAATGTCCTCTCATGGCGTCCCGGCATCCGCTACGTGTGGATCGGCCCAGAGAATACAGAGGCCGTAGCACACGGCATGGGCTTGATGAAGCTGATGGTGGTGAGCCGTCACAAGCCGGGCCGCTACCCAGAGCGCGTATTTTATACCCGGAAATGGGTTGATCCAGAAGGAAAAGAGTTTGGGAAGTCGCGCTGTCTGATTGCCACGGCCGAAAAGTTCAATCGCATCTCTAAAGGGTATCGTATCGAGTACCGCATTGATCCCGATGCGCCGGTTGACGGCGAGTACTGATCATGAGCGACAAACCCGACACGCTCTATCGTCGCACCCTGAGCGGTTTCGAGCCTGCTACAGACCCTGCGCGCGCGTTCTGGAAGTCGTGCAAGCCGGGTCAACTCGTTCGCCTCGACGGCAAGCGCCCACGCAACCCCGAGAGGCACAAGCTCTATTGGGCAATGCTCACCGTAGCAGCGGAGAACATGCCGCGTTTCGAAACGGCCGAACGCCTTCACTACGGCGTCAAGCAGGCGCTGCGGCTCGGCGAGTTCATCCCGATCAGGGGCGGCAAGGAAACCGTGTTCGTTCCCGCCAGCACGTCCTTTGCGGCGATGTCTGAACATGAGTTTGCAGATTTCATGGACAAGGTGTGCGCGCTGCTGAGCGAGAGTCTCGGCGTGCATCCTGTCCAGCTACTGGAGGAGGCCAAGGCGGCATGAGGCTCACTTCAAGTTTCCGCCGCTGGCTGGCGCAGCGTAAACTCCACCGCATCGTCATGGAGCGTAGGAACAGCTTCGAGGTTCAGGACTTTCGCAAACGCCGGGCAGCGGCACTCAAAGGGAAGCGCAGGGCGTGAAGGCGGGCAGGGGCCACAAATACAAGGCAATCGCATCAGAGTGCCAGCAGGGGCATAACCATCCGTCACGTCGCGAGGCCAAGCGGTGCAATGAGCTGCATCTGCTCCAGCGCGCGGGCAAGATCAGCCATCTGACGTGCCAGCCGGTGTTCCGGTTCTCGGTCAATGGCGTTCCGCTGATGATGCGTAACGGACAGCAAGCGAAGTTCACGCCGGACTTCCAGTATTTCGATCTGGAGCGCGGCAAGGCTATCGTCGAGGATTCAAAAGGCATGGTGGTGCGGGATTATCCCCTGCGCGCCGCCCTGTTCCGTGCTCTGAATCCCGGCATTGAACTGATTGAGGTGTAGGGTGGAACAGGAAAAGCGACGTTATCGCCATTGGGGGCAGCAAGAGGACAGCGTGATTGCGTCCATGTTTCCCGAATATAGCGACCTAGAGATTGCTGCACGTCTGGATGTTGGCGCAGCGAGTATTCGTGCGCGCCGCCGCCTGATGGGCCTGCATCGCCGTGAGGCGCGCGGTGGTCACGAAAGCGCGTATCCTGACAATTGGGAGGCCGACGCTCAGCGCGGATCACGCCTTCTTCTGGACGCGTTGAGGGCTATGCAATGAGCGGGTATGTCTATTTCATAGCTGATGGCGAGGATGGCCCGATCAAGATTGGGTACACCAAAGCCAACCCGAATCTTCGGCTCGCTCAGCTTCAAACCGGGAATCCTAGAAAGCTAGAACTGCTTTTCGTGATGGACGGCGATCGTCAATGGGAGCGAAGTTTGCACGACAACTTGGCCGACTATCGGCTAGCCGGCGAGTGGTTCACGCGCTCGCAAAAGGTTGTTGATGTGCTGGAGGGGTTTCGCTCGATTTATCAAATTGTTGACGGTCTCGACGGTTCCGTTCGGTGGCGCCAGTGAGCGTTCGTGTCATGTCTCAGGTATGGGAAGTGGACCTTCCCGACAGCGAGAAGATTGTACTTCTTGCCTTGGCAGATTGTGCCAATGACGAGGGCCGATGCTGGCCTTCAATGGCTACGCTAGCAAAGAAGTGCAGCAAATCAGACCGCACCTGCCAAGCGGCCATCAAGGCGCTTGTGAAGTCCGGCCATATTACGCGCAACGAGATAGCGGGGAAGGGATGTAACTATACGATCCACCCCCGAAGTTATTGCACCCCCGAAGCCGCTTCACCCCCGAAGGGAACGACACAGACCCCCGAAGCGGCTTCGGACAAACCATCAAGAACCATCATTAGGAAAGAGAAAGAGCGGGCGCGGCCGCTGCACGAGATGCCAACCGATTGGCAGCCGATGGCGTTTGGCGTCGGAACGCATTGCCGTAACATCGTCGATGGTTGGCCACCCGGAGGCATGGACCGCCAGCTTGAACACTTTCGCGCTCACCACGGCAAGAAGGGGGACAAGTTCAAGGACTGGCAAAAGGCTTGGGCAACGTGGGTTTTGAACTCGGAGAAATTTGGAAATGGACAGCAGACCCGTGGTTTACAGCGCAATGCGCCCCCGCCAGCAAACCCCCTCCTCGCCGCCGCAATCCGTCGATACGGGAACCGCGATAGCCCAGACGGTGGCCTTGATTTCGGTTCTGCCGTCACGCCAACCGGGGGACATTGACGCGGACATGCTGGTCGCCGTTTACGAGATGGCGCTACAGGATTTGCCGGGATGGGCGATCATGGCGGCAGCGAAGGAGCTGGCGCGAACGCAGACGTTCCGCCCAGCCCCTGCCGAGCTTCGACAGGCCGCGCTTGCGGAGGTTCGCCACGAAGCCGAGATGTCGGCGCTACGCAACAAGCCGAAATACATTCCGCCCGAATACCAGATAGCAGGACCACCGCCGAGCCGGGATGAGATCGATCGGCTAAACGCGCACGCAGCGAGCATGGGGCTATCCACCCGCTTCAACTACGACGGCACCACGTATCAGGCATAAACCACACAGTCAGGGGCAGGTGGATGGCGGAGATCATTCAGTTCAAGCGCGAGCAGGAGCCCGAAGAGGGTTCGCCGGTCGGGGTCAAAGTCGGCGACCCTGTCTTTCGCTGCGGCACATGCCACTCGTGGAAGCTCTACGCCGTCCTGATCGACGGGCGTTCGCATCTGCGCTGTGGAGACTGCGCCGAGGATCACACAATCACGGTTTGGGGGTAGGGCATGGCAAAGGGCAAGGGTAAACCGAAGTTGGTGGTTGTTTCGACCATCGGGCCAACGGCCGAGCAGGCCAAGCGCCATGAGTACGAGACGCTGGAGAGCAAGGACAGCCGGTTCGCGAAGATCGAAAAGACGTACCGCCGCATCCCGGTCTACGTCACGATGCACAAGCAGAAACGGATTCCCGACGAGCTTATGCAAGCGTTTGGTTGGTATCGCGACCGCTGGGACACGTCGCTGCACTCGCCGCTGCGGGATAGCCTTGGCAAGCATCATCCCCACGGTGGCGGTAGCTACGAGCGGTTCCGTGCCCGTGTCATCGACGCCCTGTCGGATGTCGAGTACGCCGAGGCTGGTGTGCCCCCGTTCCTGCGGCCGACGCTGCGCTCTGTCGTGCTGGACGACCTTACCGCCACGGAGATCGCCCGCGCCCGCTGGGGGAAGTTTGAGCCGGGCCAGGAGCGCATAGACCGCATCGTCGGAGAGCTTCTGGCCGCTGGCTACAAGCTCACGCAGCAAGTTTCGCACATCGTGCAAAACCCCCTTGCATACCCAAGTCGAAAACGCTAAAACGGCTGCAATGGAAGAACGCGGTCTGGGCATAACGCCTTGGCCGCGTTTTTCGTTTCACGGTTTCCCGCGCCCGTCACATCCTCACCCTGCCCCTGAGTAACTGGCCTGCCGGATGATCGCGCGGCGCGGGAAAGCAATGGGAGGGTAGGCCATGGCGGTTCCTGCCTTCCACGGCGTTACAACGGTTGTTTTCGGTGTCGGCGCGCAAAGCCCGGACTTCACCGGGCTCACGGCGTCCGGGCGGCAGTTGTGGATCGCGCACCGATCGGCAAACGAACCGATTGCGGCGCCCTCTGGCTGGACTGACGTAAGCGACAGCAGTTGGGGTACCGGAACGGCGGGCGGCACCGACGCCACGCGGTTGCAGTTGTTCAAGATGAACGCGCTGGCGGACGGCACCGAGACGACGGTGGCGACGGACGACAGCGGGAGTTCAAACCTCGCGTTCGGGTTCGCCACAGGCCCTGCGGATATCGATGTCACCGCGACACCGACGAACGCAGCGTACTCCACTTCGCCAACGTTTCCTGCGGTCACGACGACGGGCGCGGATCGGCTGATCTTCCTGTTCCTGGCCAATGACAGCGACGCTGACACAGCTTCAGGCGGTAGTTCCCCGACGAACGCCGCACTGGCCAGCCTAACCGAACAAGCTGATCGCCGCACCAATCAGGGCAACGGCGGCGGTATCTGGTTCGTAACCGGCGAGAAGGCGACAGCCGGGGACACGGGGACAACGGACGGGACCTACGCCAGCTCGGCGTCTGGTTCCGTGATGATCACGGTTACGTTGGCTGTGGCGACGCCGAGCAGCGGGACCACGGGCACGGGCGCCGCGACACTCGCCGCGTTGACTGGCGCGGCTACAGGGACGTTCTACGGGGCATTCACGGGCACGGGTGCGGCTTCTCTCGCCGCGCTTACCGCGAGCGCAAGCGGCTGGATCACGCTGACAGGCACGGCGGGGGCCACGCTTCCGGCGCTCACCGGGGCCGCAACCGGCACGTTCGCGGCGGCAGGCAACACGACGGGCACTGGTGCGGCAACGCTCCCATCGCTCACCAGCGCGGCCACGGGAACATTTTACGGGCTGTTCACCGGCGCCGGCGCAGCGAGCCTCGCGGCGCTGACGGTGGCTGGAACGGGCTGGATCACGGTCACTGCCACGGGCGCCGGGACGATCCCGTCACTGACGGCGAGTGCGACGGGAACGCTTGTTGGCGGGAACCCGTGGAGCACGCAGTCGCCGAGCGTCGACATCTGGTCAACTCAATCGGAAGCGGCGGGCGCATGGAGCCTGCAAACTGCTGCCGCTGGAACATGGACGGTGCAATGAAAAACACAGTGAGCGCGAAGACTGGCGCGAATGACGTTGCGGCCTACCGAGAATATCTGAAGGCAAACGCCTCTCGTATCGATGTTGGCCCGATGCAGATTCACGCGGAAATCGCCAAGGTCGATGCGCGCCTCGCCGATCCGAAGTTCACGCACAAGCATGACTATTACACAGCCCGCCTTGCCGAATTGCAGGCCGTCCTACGCGTGATGGAGGCTTAAATGACCAACATGCGCCTTGCGACCGACACGCGAAACAAAGCCTGCGATGGCTGTGTCGATGACATCGACGCCGGGGCCGGTGCTGGCACGATCAAGATTTACGATGGTACGCAGCCAGCGAGCGCGAACACGGCGGTAAGCACCCAGGTATTGCTTGCGACGCTTACGTTCAGCGATCCTGCATTCGGCGCGGCTTCGTCCGGCGTTGCAACCGCATCTGCGATCACGTCCGACTCCAGCGCGGATGCGACCGGGACAGCATCATGGGCACGCATCGCTGACAGCGACGGCAACACGGTCTTTGACTGTGATGTTGGTACGTCCGCGACAACGATCGTTCTCAACAGCGTATCGATCACCATCGGGGGCACCGTTGCCTGCACCGCTTTCACCGTCACTCAGCCGAGCGGCGAATAACTCAATCCTGAAACGGCCCAGCCATTGGAGCTTATGAACCCCACACCGCGCAAGATCGCGATCCTCGGCAGTGCGGAAAGCACACGCGACGACGCCCCGTTCAATGACCCGTCATGGGAAATCTGGGGCCTCGCATGGCGCTATTACGATCACGAGCGCATGGACCGCTGCTTTGAAATCCATGACGAGTATCTGTGGCCCCGTTACACGAAGGCCGAGCTTTATGGTGCGTGGCTGAAGGACCCGCGCTCTGCCAGTGGTGATCCTGTCGAGGTCTACACGCTGCCGCAGGTTCAGGCGCGGTATCCGGGGTGCAAGCCGTACCCGTTCGATGCTGCCCGCGACCTGATGGGCCGCACGTACTTCACGAGCAGCTTCTCCTACATGCTCGCGCTCGCGATCCTTGAAGGCGCGACCGAGATCGGAATATGGGGCGTCGATCTGGTTGACGGCGAAGAGTACGAGTACCAGCGCCCGGCGGCCGAATATCTCCTCGGCATCGCACGGGCCAAGGGTATCGAGGTCACGATCCCGCCAACGTCATCGCTCCTCAAGTCCAGTTTCATTTACGGCATCGACGAACTGCCCGGCGAGAACCCGATAGCCATCCGATACAAGGATAAGGCGAAGGGCTACCGCACAAAGATCGATGAGCTGAAAGCGCAAATCTTCACGCTGGAGGGTGCTGCGCACGAGTGCGACGAGTTCGTCATCGCGCTTCTCTCCAAGGACAGGGGGCTCTGGGGCAAGTGAGCCACCGCAACGACTTCGCAGACGATGTGATACAGGAGCTTCTGGCCGCCCTGCGAGAAGGCAAGTCCATGCGTGAGATATGCAGGGACAAGAGAATGCCAGACCGTGAGACGGTTTCCCGATGGGCAAAGGGAGACGATGCGCTTGCGGCCAGTATCGTGTGCGCGCGCGAGGCTGGATATTACGCCCGTGCCGAGCAGGCTGTCGAGGACGCGAAGAACGCAACCGATGCGGCGCGCGGTCGTCTCGCTTTCGATGCTGAGCGCTGGCACCTGTCGAAGCTGAGCCGGGCGTTTGCTGACAAGGTTGTCCACGCTGGAGATCCTGAGAATCCAGTGCAGACGGTAAACCGTATTGAACTGATCGGGGTCGTTCCGAATGGCGACGGCTCAGCTTAGAATCCCGGCAAAACTCGTCCCTGTGTTCATGGGTGAGGCGGACATCAGGGGCGCTTACGGTGGGCGAGGTTCGGCGAAGACGCGCACGTTCGCCAAGATGACGGCTGTGCGGGCGCATATGTGGGCCACGGCGGGAGACAAGGGGATCATCCTCTGCGGTCGCCAGTTCATGAACAGCCTGGCGGATTCGTCGCTGGAGGAAATCAAGGCGGCGATCGAAGAGGAGGACTGGCTTCGGCCGCACTTCGACATCGGCGAGAAGTACGTCCGGACCATCGACGGGAACATCTCTTACGTGTTCGCCGGTCTCGACCGAAACGTGGACAGCATCAAGTCGAAGTCGCGGATCAAGCTGGCATGGGTCGATGAGGCCGAGCCCGTTACTGAGGAAGCGTGGATCAAGCTGATCCCGACGCTTCGAGAGGAGGACAGCGAGCTTTGGGTGACGTGGAACCCTGAGCGGGACAACAGCCCGACGCACAAGCGGTTCAGGGCTGCCAAGGACGATCGCATGAAGGTCGCGGAGATGAACTGGCGGGACAACCCGTGGTTCCCGGCGACGCTTGAGAGGAAGCGGCTGAAGGATCAGAACGAGCGCCCTGACAGCTACGAGCATGTCTGGGAAGGTGCGTTCGTCACGGTGGTTGAGGGTGCGTATTTCGCATCATGCCTGACAAAGGCGAAGCAGGACGGTCGCATTTCGAACGTCGCGGTTGATCCGCTCATGTCTTACCGGGCCTATTGGGACATTGGCGGCACGGGGGCGAAGGCTGATGCGTGCGCCATCTGGATCGCTCAGTTCATCGGGAAAGAGATTCGCGTCCTCGACTACTACGAGGCGTCTGGACAGCCGCTTGCCGCGCACGTCGCATGGATGCGGGAGAAGGGTTACGGCAAGGCCGAGATGTTCCTGCCGCATGACGGGGCAACGAATGACAAGGTTTACGATGTTTCGTTCGAAAGCGCGCTGAGGGATGCGGGCTTCAGCGTCACGGTGGTTCCAAATCAGGGCAAGGGTGCAGCGGCTGCTCGCATTGAGGCGGCGCGGCGACTGTTCCCATCGGTCTGGTTCAACGCAGGCACAACCGAAGCGGGGCGCAAGGCGCTGGGATGGTATCACGAAAAGCGGGACGAGGACCGGGGCATAGGGCTCGGACCGAACCACGACTGGTCGAGTCACGGCGCCGATGCGTTTGGCCTGATGGCGGTCGCGCACAATAACCAGCCCGTCACGGCGTGGGGCAAGAAGATCAACTATCCGAAGGTGGGCATGGCATGAACACGCAAAGCCGGACGCCTGACGGGCGCCTGATCATCAGGTTCGAAGACATTCCGATTATCTCAGGCGTGCGGTGGCTGCTTCATGGATAAAACCGAGATCAGGGCCATTGTCGCGGCTGAAAAGCGCGCTGCGATTGGCTCGTCCACCACGTCCGACCTGACGCGGCAGCGTTCGGATGCGCTGGACTATTATCTCGGCGACATGGCGGCGCACATGCCGTCGCTTGAGGGGCAGTCCAAGGCGTCGTCTTCTGACGTGTCGGACGTGATTGAAAGCGTTCTCCCCTCGCTGATGGACATCTTCACGAGCGGGGATGAGTTCGTCGAGTTCACGCCGTTCAGCGAAGAGGACGAGGAAGCGGCGAAGCAGGAGACCGACTACGTAAATCACGTCTTCATGCAGCAGAATGAAGGGTTCATGATCCTTTATTCGTGGATGAAGGACGGGCTGCTTTCGAAGAACGGCATCGTCAAGTGCTGGTGGCATGAGTACGAGGAGAGCGAGAAGGAGACGTACAGAGGCCTTGACGACGCAGGCTATTCTGCGATTGCGTCCGACCCGTCGCTTGAGATCGTTCAGCAGACGTTTTCGGAGACGGGAATCGATGTTGTCGTCAAGAAGGGCGGCAAGGCCGGGTGCGTGAAGGTGGTTCCGGTTCCCCCGGAAGAGTTCGGCATCAGCGCGCAGGCGAAGACCATCCCCGATGCGTCGTACTGCTACCACCGCCTGCGCAAGACGGCCTCAGAACTGATCGGCGAGGGGTACGACAAGGACGAGGTGGACCGACTCCCTGCCTCGACGACGCGCAACAATGAGGATGACCAAGAGGGCTTGGCGCGCGACACGTTCGCGAACGAGAGCGACCCGACGTCGATCATCAACCGCTCAATGCGCCTGATTGACGTGACGGAGCATTACATTCGCCTCGACGCAGATGGGGATGGAGTTGCGGAAATCCTGAAGGTCGTGACGGCCGGCGAAACCGAGATGCTTCTTGGCGAGCCGGAAGAGGTCGACCGGATGCCGTTCCACTCGATTACCCCGGTTCCGATGACGCACCGTTTCTTCGGCCGTTCGCTGGCAGACCTCACGATCGAAGTGCAGCGCATAAAGACGCACCTGCTGCGTCAGCTTCTCGACAACGCGGCGCTGCTGAACAATCAGCGTATCGCGGTTGGGTCAGCGGGCGCGGACGAGAACACACTGGATGACCTGTTGACGAACCGCCCAGGCGGCATCGTTCGTATGAAGGACATCACGCAGATCAGGGAGATGCCGAACCAGCCGCTTGGCGCTTACGTCATGCCGATGCTGGAGTATGTCGATCAGCTTCGCGAGACGCGCACGGGTGTCGGGCGGCATGTGCAGGGCCTCGACCCGAACAGCCTGAACAAGGCATCGCAGACCGCCACGGGCTTCACGGGGCTCATGGAGCACTCGATGATGCGGATCAAGCTGATCGCGCGCATCTTCGCCGAGACGGGCGTGAAATCGCTGTTCCTGCACGTTCATGAGCTGGTGCAGAAGTATCAGGACAAGGAAGCCGTCGTCCGCCTGCGCAACAAGTGGGTGACGGTTGACCCGCGCCAGTGGAAAACGCGCAAGGACATGACGGTCACCGTTGCTCTGGGTACGGGCAGCAAGGAACAGCAGGTCATGCTGCTGAACAACATCCTTGAGCGGCAGATTCAGGCAATCCAGTTCCAGGGCGGTGCCGACGGCCCGCTGGTGAACCTCGACAACATCTACAACACGCTGCGCCGCATGGTGGAGATGACTGGCCTGAAGGCGCCGGAACTCTATTTCACCGAGCCGGACCCGAACGCACCGCCGCAGGAGCCGCCGCCAGACCCCAAGATGGTGGAGATTCAGCAGAAGGGGCAGCTCGAACAGGCGAAAATGCAGATCGACGTGCAGAAATCTCAGGCCGACATGGGCCTGAAGGAGCAGGAGGCCGGGCTGAAGCTCGAACTCATGCGCGAAGAGGCTGCGGCACGTCTGGAACTGGAAGCGCGGAAAGCCGAACAGCAGCACGCGCAGGCCATCGCCAAGATCGAAGCCGAGCGCGAGCTAGCGCTGATTAAAATGCAGGCGGAGCAGGAACTGGCCCGCGAGCGCATGGCGATGGAAGGCGATTTGGCCCGCGAGAAAACGGCTGTGATGGCAACGGTCCAGCAGGGCGCGAACGAGGCGAAACTGTCGGCCAATCGACCGGGTGGGGATTTGAGCGAATGAACCGGCCCCACTGGACACACGGTAAGAGATTCAAGCCGGGGTATCTTATGACCCGCGAGGGCATCTTCAATATGTATATCTGGCTCCCTGAGCGCGCCTCCATACGCGCCGCAAACAGGGGTGAGGATTGGGAGAGCGCACGGGACAGGGCCAAGGCGTGGATTGTGCAGCGCTACATTCACGTTCTAGGGCCGCGATTGGCGAAATGGGCGGCAGACTACCGCGTGGCACTCGAAGTTCGCCGCGAGTGTGGAGACGACATGAAGGCGTTCAAGCGCCGGATTGACGAGATCAGCCGGGAGCGCGCCGCATGACCGATGAATTCGCCCTCCACCAGAAGGTGACAGACGGTCACGCGGCCGACCACGACCTCCGCCAGTACGAACAGGCATTTCGCGCGCTCAAGGCGCAGTACGTCGAGGCGTGGGAGGCCACCGGTTACAAGGATGCAGAAGGCCGTGAGCGGCTTTGGCAGGCGGTTCAGATCGTCGGCAAGGTCGAGAGCCATCTACAGCAGGTCGCAGCGAATGGACGCGTTGCGGCGAAGGAAATCGAACGCCTGAAGGGCAAACGCCCGATCTTCTAGAGGAGACATCATGGACCCCGAAACTGCGCCGCTGTCACTTGACAGCGCGGTCGAACTCATGCGCGCCCAAGAGGCGCCAGCGCCCGAGCAGGAACAGCAGGAACAGCCCCCGGCAGAGGCCGAAGCTGTCCCGGAACAGGAATCCGAAGCCGAGGCCCCAGCTACGTCCGAAGGCGAGCAGGTCGAAGTGGAAGTGGAAGCGGAACCGATCGAACCCGTCGTGGCCATCGATCCCCCCGTTTCATGGTCGAAGGAGGACCGGGAGGTCTTCGCCAAACTCGATCCCGATGCGCAGCGAGTCATCGCCCAGCGTGAGAGGGCGAGGGACGCGGAAGTCAACCGCCGACTTCAGGAAAGTGCCGCCAATGAAAAGCGCCTCGCCGAGGTGCAGGCGGCATTCGAACAGGAGCGCCAGCAGCTTTACGAAGCGCTGACCGCGAGGCTTCCCCAGCCGCCCGACGATGCACTGATTGACGATGATCCCGTGGAGTACATGCGCCAGCAGGCACAGTACAACCGCGAGATCGCCGAATACCAGAACATGGCATCGAAACGGCAGCAGGAAGCGCAGCGGCAGGCAGCGGAAGAGCAGCGCATCCTCGCCGAAACCATGCGCACCGAAGCGCAGAGACTGAACGAACTGATTCCCGACATCGCCGACCCGGTGAAAGGGCCTCAACTGAAGGCGGACATCGTTCGCTTTGCCACAGATTCCGGAATTGAACCGGAAAGCCTGAACATGGCGAGCGCGACCGAGATCCACATTCTGCACAAGGCCATGAAGTGGGACGCCGCACAGAAAGCGGCGTTGGCGGCGAAGGCGAAGCCGGTTCCGAAAGTCTCAACGCCCGGAAACGCACGGACATCCGCCGAACAGCAGGCAGACAAGCGCCGTTCGGCACTCATGAAACTGGAGCAGAGCGGGTCGATTGAAGACGCGCTTATTGCATTGAGAGCATAGGAATTTATCATGGCACAGCCTACAGCAACTTTCTCCAGCTACGACGCGAAGGGCATCCGCGAGGACCTTTCGGCGATCATCGACCGCACCGAGCGCGAGGAGACGCCGTTCTATTCGACGATCGGTCGCTCGAAGGCCACCCAGCGTATCCATGAATGGCAGACGCAGGCGCTTGCATCGGCTTCCGACACCAACGCGGTGCTCGAAGGCGACGAGGCGACGATGGACGCTGCGACCCCGACCGTGCGCGTCAACAACCGCACGCAGATCGCGGACAAGACCGCGACTGTTTCCGGTTCTGTCGATGCGTTCGACAAGGCGGGTCGTGCAAGCGAAATGGACTATCAGGTCCTCCTGAAGGGTCTTGAGCTTCGTCGCGATCTTGAGAAGCAGATGCTTTCGAACAAGCCTGCGGTTGCCGGTACGGACACGCTGCCGTCTCAGTCGGGCGGTTTTGCTGCGTGGCTCACCTCGAACGTGTCGAAGGCCACCAACGGCGCCAACGGCGGGTTCGCGTCGTCCACCTCGCTTGTCAAGGCGCGGACGGACGGCACGGCTCGTCAGTTCCAGGAGTCGCACATCAACGACGTTATGGAGCTCGCGTTCGACAACGGCGCGCGTCCGTCGATCATGATGCTCCCGGCTGCGCTGAAGACGCGCTTCTCGGCCTTCACCGGCATTGCGGACCTGCGCCGCGAAGTCGGCGGCGGTCAGGCGACGATCGTTGGCGGCGCCGAGGCGTACATCTCGAACTTCGGCAAGCTGACCGTTGTTCCGCAGACCTTCATGCGTTCGACCGATGCGATCATCTATGACCCGAAGAAGGTCAAGATGGCCGTTGCGCGGCCTATGAAGAGCTGGGACCTCGCCAAGACCGGCGACACCACGAAGAAGCAGATTCTCGTGGAGTACACGCTGGAGGTGAGCAACGAGAAGGCGCACGCGCTCGTCGCGGACGTGAAGAAGTCCTCGTAACCACCGCGTGAGCAGAAAGGGAGGGGCTGGGGAAACCTGGCCCCTTTTTCTATGAAGCGAATCTTGAGCAAAAACCCGCTTACGGGCGCCGAAACGTGGATGCACCACGACGGCGAGACCATTGCGATCGAAACGAAGCAGGATGTCACGAAGCTTCTGGACATCAACCGCAAGCTTCGGAACGAGTTCCAGGGATACAAGGACAGGCCCGGCAGCCATCACCATCTTTACGCGGTGATCCCGAGCGTCGTCATCACGCAGTGGCTGACCGAATACGGGGTGGACGTTTACGACCCCGATCATGAACCGCGCGTCACAAAATTGCTGAACGATCCGGACTGGCGGCATCTCAGGACCACGGAAGGACGCATCTGATGGCCCTAGGCACGTACAGTGAACTCAAGGCGTCCGTGGCCAACTGGCTGGACCGCGACGACCTGACGACAGAGATCGTGGATTTCATTGCCCTCGCCGAAGCGCGCTTCAATCGCGAACTGCGCACGCCGGACATGGAGGCGCGAGCCACGGCAAGCACGAGCGGGGAGTATCTCGCTCTCCCGGACGGCTTTCTCGGTATGCGTTCGATCTACCTGTCCGGGTCTCCGCAGACGCCGCTTGACTATTTCGCGCCGCACCTCCTGCGCATGACGCACTCCAGCGGGGAGACCGGGCAGCCGACATCGTACACGATCGCTGACGACCAACTGATTTTCGCGCCAATCCCATCGACGGCCCAGACTGTTGAAATCCTCTATTACGGGAAAATCCCGGCGCTGTCGGATTCGAACACCACGAACTGGCTGCTGACGGCACACCCGGACCTCTACCTATCCGGCGCGCTTGCGGCTGCTGCGGCATTCATCGACGACCCGCGCATGGCGCTTTGGAAAGCGACATCGGACGAGGCGATCGTGTTCATCAATGAATCCGGTGAAAAGCGCAGGCGCGGCTCTGCCCCGCTTGTTGCTCGCGCAATGACGGCTTTCGGGTGAAGCGCTTCCTTGCGTTCGGGGAGCTTGCCCCAGATAACGCCCCGCTCAATGCCACGACGCTGCAAATCGCGGACGGCTGCGTGCCGATTGCGAACGGCTATGCACCGATCAAGCAGTTTGCGGCCGAGAGTGGGCTGACGCTTCCGGCAGCCTGCATGGGGGCCGCGTCGTTTAAATCGCCTGACGATACGACGTGGACGTTCGCGGGGACATCAACAAATCTTTATATCCGCACACCGAGCGCATGGACATCGGTAGGGTCTGGGTATGTCACGCCGGAAACCGGGTGGAGGTTCGAGCAGTTCGGCGGGCTCGTCGTCGCCACGAACGGCGTGGACGCGCCGCAGAAGTTCAACACGCTTGGCGGGACAGCATTCGCGGCGCTTGCGGGGTCTCCGCCGAGGATGCGCTATCTTGCGGTGGTGCGGGATTTCCTTGTCGCGGGATACCTGAACGACAACGGGCTTCTTCTCCAGTGGTCGGCGATCAACAACGCGGAAGGCTGGACGGTCACGACCGACCTTTCCGACTATCAGGCGATGCCGGTGGGTGGGAACATCACGGGGCTCGCGGGCGGTGAATACGGCATCGTGTTCCAGGAAGACCGCATCGTCCGCATGACGTTCGAACAGGGGCCGACCGTGTTCCGGTTCGACGAGATTTCGACCAACCTTGGCTGCCGCATCCCGAACAGCATCGTGCAGGAGGGACGGAACATCTATTTCTACAGTCCGCGCGGCTTCATGGTGACGGACGGGTCCAGCGTACAACCGATCGGCAATGAGCGTGTGGACAGCTATTTCAACGGACTCCAGAACAAGCTCTATCACACGGCCATGTCGGCAGCGGTCGATCCGGTTCGCAAGTTGATCGTGTGGACGGTTCCAGACAAGGCGGTCCCGGATAAGTGGCTGGTTTACAACTACGCGCTGAACCGCTGGACGACGCACACGCAAGCCGCCGAGCTTGTGATGACGGGCCGCACGCGAGACGTGACGATCGATGAGGATGTTGCTGGAGTCACGGGCGACGACATTCTCGACACGTCTGGCTTGCCGAGCTTCGACAGCGCCGCATTTCAGGGCGGCGATCCGACGTTCTACATGTTCAACGCCTCTCATGCGTTCGGAGGGCTCACAGGAGCCAATGCAGCGGCGACGTGGGGTATGGGCGACCTTGAGCTTGTCGAGAGCCTGAGAACGCGTCTGAGGCGAACGATGCCCTATATCGACGCCACGAGCGGGTTGACGCTCACCATGCAGGGCAAGGCACGGTTTGGCGATGCGCTGACGACGGAGACTTACACGTCCCTGAGAGCAAGCGGATGGATGCCGTCGCGATCGAGTTGGCGGACGTTGCGGCCGAAGCTGGCTGTCGCTGCCGGGACAACGTGGACCTACGCGCAGGGGCTGGCGTTCGAATATGAAGCGGGGGGCGAGCGGTGACCTTTGCCCCGAACGTCATTATCAAGGCGACCGAAGCGCCGGTCCAGTCGGTGACAACGGCGAACCTGCCGGAGAATCTGCGAACGCAGGCGGTATCGAGCGAGATCAACAAGATCGCGCAATATGGCGTGATGCCCGTTGGCTCTGTGGTTTACTACGCGGGGACAGAGTTGCAGCCGATCCCGCTTCGCCACGGCTGGCTTTTGTGTGATGGTTCGGCAATCGAGCGCGCGGCGTTTCCGCAGTTGTTCAAGCTGATCGGCACGACCTACGGAGCCGGAGACGGATCGACGACGTTCAACCTGCCGGATGCGCGCGGTGTTTCGGTCACGCCGGAGGCGTCGCCGCCGACTGTTGTTGTGGACGATGGTGGTTCGGTGAATGTCGGCAGCACGACGCCGCCTCCGCTTCCCGAGACGGGAACGACGGGCGGTGGCGGGACAATCCCGTCCGGTGGGCGTCCGAAACTGCCGTACAACATCGATTATTTTAGATGGTTCTGATGATACCGGATTGGGCTGGATACCTTCAGTTCCGCGACGCCTTCGCGGGCGTGATGGACCCCGAACACCATACGCCGGAGTGGCTGGACGGCGAGATACTTTCGGGCCGGGTCAAGTTCCTGCGCGGAATGAACGCGGCGATCGTTTTCGAGCGGAGAGAGTACCCGACCGGCGCGGCCGATGTTCATGGGCTGGTAGCGGCCGGAGACCTCGCCGAGATCGTGGAATATCTGATCCCGGAAGCTGAGGATTGGGGCCGGGCACACGGCTGCACGGGGGCAGTGATTGAATCGCGTCAAGGTTGGGTGAAGGCGCTCGCGCCGAGTGGATACGCGCCGCATCAGGTCGCATTGAGGAAGGTGCTGTAATGGGCATTTCAGGCAGCAAGAAAACAAAGACGACGAACGAGCCGTGGGGGCCGGCGCAGCCGTATATCCTGAAGGGCCTTGAACAGTCCGGGCAGGTGTTCGATCAGCAGCAGCCGTTCCTGAACAAGTATTCGCAGGAAGCGTTCGGCGCCTATGGCCGCATGGCGCCGGGTGCGGAGGCTGGCATTCGGGGCTCGCAGGGCCTTGTGAATGACACGCTCGCAGGCAAGTTCCTTGGTGGCAACCCGTACACGGACGCGATCATCAACAAGAACGCGGGTGACATCCGAAACAACGTCGGCGCGGCGTTCTCCAGCTCCGGTCGCTACGGCTCGGGCATGTTCGGAGATACCATCGCAGACAACATCGGTGAGATGGCGACGAACCTGCGCTATGGCGATTATGCGCAGGAGCGGCAGAACCAGATCGGAGCAGTGGATCAGGCGCAGGGGCTCATGGCCGGATCGCAGGGTCTCCTGAACAACGCGGCGGAGCTGCCGTGGATCGGGGTGGGAGCCCTGAACGGCAACGTCCGCAATGCGTCGGGCGGCTATGGCACTTCGACCTCGAAAACGAGCGGCGGGCTTCTCGACAAACTGATGAGCGCCGGGACGCAGCTTGGCAGCGCCGCTATCATGGCGTCCGACGAGCGCGTGAAGAAGAACAAGAAGAAGATCGGCGAGATGGACGACGGTCTTGGCGTCTACTCATACGAGTACAAGCCCGAACTCGACCCCACCGGCCAGCCGCAAGTCGGCGTCATGGCGCAGGAGGTTGCCGAGAAGCGCCCTGATGCGCTTGGGCCGACGCTCGACGACGGGACAATGACGGTCGATTACGGCGCGCTTCAGCAGGACATCCCTGATATTCCCAAGCCCATGAGCCGCTTTGACAGGCTGTTTTCGGTTGGGCTAGATCCCCGGACGGAGGACGGACGCAAGGCGCTTCTCGCGCAGTCCGTTCTTGCGGGCGGAAAGGGTATCATCGGCCAGATCGGACGCGGCCTGCTGACGGCCAATCAGGCGGGCTACCAGCGCACGCGCGACGAGCAGGACATGGAGCGCGAGACGTCGAATGATGACATTCGCCGCCGCTACATGGAAGCGCAGATTGCAAAAATGTCAGCGCCGCCTGCCCCGGACCTTCCCGCCATTGTAGACGAATGGAATTACCGTAACAGCCTGCCGGACGCGCAGAGGGCAGATTTTGATAAGTTCCGCCGTCCGGTGCCGTTCCAGTACACGGACGAAGGCATCACTGCTGCCGGGAAACGTCAGGAAGCAACATCCGCAGCAGCTGCGAAGTATCGGGCGTCGTCTGGCGGCGGGGGTGCTCCCAAGCCGCGATTCAGCACGCTCAAGGTCGGTCAGCAGATCGGCGGGCGCACGTACATGGGCGGGAACCCGTCCGATCCGAAGTCCTGGAGGTAAGATATGGAACCGTGGGAAATGGATTGGACCGGCGTCAAGGTTGATGCGACTACGCCGGGGTCCGCCGCAACGCCGGGCGTATTGCAAAAGCAAGAGGGGTATCTAACGTCACTACGCGATCAGGCGCAGGCCGGAACCGACCTTCAAAGGCAAACGCGTGATGCGGCAAGGACTATTGATAGCCTCAAAGTTACTGGCGCCGCCCCTAGTGGGCCGCGCCGTCTGCTGGGATGGCTCGGGTCAAATGAAAAAGAAGCGGCGGACCAGCAGTATCTCGATGCACTTGCGTCGGGGATCGTGCTCGATAAGCAGATAGCCCAGAAGGGCCCGCAGACAGAAGCTGATGCCGCTCGCCTTGCGCTGTCACAGCTCGGAAGCGACAAAGTGTACGACACCAACAAGCGTCTGGTCTCTGACGCAATGCTGAATTCGCGCATGTCTCAGCACAAACTCGACCACTATTCAAAGTGGCAAACTAAATACGGGTCCTTCGGGGCGCCGAATGAGAAGGGCCTGAATGCCGATCAGGTGTGGCGCATGAAATCAGAGAGGGCGCACGAGCTTGCTGCCAAGGCGAAGTGGGGAAAGAAGGCTAAAGTGCCAAACTCTCCCATGAAGAAGCCCCTTTTGCCGAAGGGCTGGTCGGTGGAGGTGGTGGAATAATGCCCACGTACATCGTCACTGCGCCTGATGGCCGCAAACTTCGCGTCACTGCGCCAGAAGGTGCGTCCGAAGCGCAGGCGGTGGCGATGGCGCGCCGGCAATACAAGACGCAGAGCAAGGTGCCGCAGGGGCGTGGCGGCTTCGGCGATACACTAAAAGCCGCTGACGTGGGCAAGGGCATCCCGTTCGTCGATGAGGCTGCGGCTGCGCTCTACGCGCTTCCGGGTGCTGCTATCGACGCGGCGAAGGGACGCGGCTTCGATCCCGGCGCGGCCTATGACCGGATGCTGAATACGCAGGTAGAGCAGAAGGCGTATGACCGCGAGAACGCGCCCGTTGCGTCTGCGGTAGGTGAGATCGCGGGCGGCGTCGGTTCGTCTCTGGCGCTTCCGGGCGGCACGGCCGCGACGCTCGGGAAAGGGCTCGCGAACTCCGGCCTGTACGGACTCCTGTACGGCGCCAGCGAGAACAAAGACGATCGCCTTATGGGCGGGGCGAAAGGCGCTGCGAGCGCCGTTGCTGGCGATCTGATCGGGCGCGGGGTGCTGAAGGGCGCCGGCAAGATGCTGAAGGGCGCTACACGGCTCCCAGAGGCTGAGATGCTGCGTAAGGCGGGCGTTCGCACGACCATCGGGCAGGAGCTTGGGGGCAGGGCGAAGCAGGCCGAGGACGTTCTTTCAGGCTATGCAATGGCTGGCTCCGGCGCGCGCGAGATGCGCCGCCGCAGCATCACGGACCTCAACCGCGCGATGGCCGACGAGGCGCTGACAGACATCGGGGCCAAGACGAGCCCCGCGTCCATGCCGGGCCGCGAGATGATCGACGACATGGCGTCGAAGGCGGAGGATGCGTACAGCGCAGCGCTTGACGCGATCAACGCCAAGATCGACAAGCGGTTTACGACCCGCCTGCGTCAGTCCCGCGCCGATCCTGTCGTAAAAAGCCTGATCGATGACGAGATTGTGCCACGCATCAGCGGCGGCAATGTCGATGGGCGCAGCATTCAGGAGATCAAGGAGATTCTCGACAGCGAAATCTCGCTCTACAAGAAGACGCCAGGACAGCGCGCCGTCGCACAAAAGCTGCGCGGCCTGCGTGATGAGGTGATGGGGCTTGTCGATCGCTCTGGTGGCGGCCCTGCATACAAGGCGGCGCGCTCGTCCTACGGCAAGGCGCAGACCGTTCTCAATGCTTCCTCGAAGTCCACAACGGACGGAATTGCAACGCCGCGTCAGTTCAGCATGGCTATTCGTGAGGGGGCGAGGAAGTATGGGGCCAAGGGCGCCTATGGGCGCGGCATGGCGCCAATGCAGGGACTTGCAGACGCGGGCGCTTCGGTTCTTCCGTCCGTCGTTCCTGACAGTGGCACGGCTGGCCGGGCGGCGGCGATGAACAGTCTGGTCAATCCGATCAAGTGGCCGGGAGCGGTTGTCGCACAGGCGCCGAACCTGTTCTACACCCCAGCGGGACAGGCAGCGCTACGCAAGCTTATTATCGACCGGCCGGACCTGGCTCGTCAACTTGGGCTTCTCGGCGAACAGCTCGCCGCCCCAGCGGGGCTCCTTGGCGGCGTCAGCGCTGTTCAGGCTCAATGATTTTCGAGTCCTCGCCCAGCCCATAAAGCCGACGACCAGTGTCTTGATGATGGCAACCCAGAACGGCGTACTCATCCGCCAATAATCGCACACACATCCGAAAACCTCAAGCCGTCCTCACCGGGGCGGCTTTTTCGTTGGAGAACCGCTTTGGCCGTAGAAGACTGGTCCACGACCGCATCCTCGAACTCGTCTGTGGGCGGCGTCAGCATCGCCGAGGGCATGGCCCGTGCCGGGGTCAACAACGCGATTCGCGGGATGATGGCGGAACTGAAGACGTATTTCCAGAGCGGGATGGGTGTCGTCAACGTAAAAGAGCTTGGCGCGCTCGGCGACTGGAACGGCGCGGCTGGGACGGACAATCTCTCGGCCTTCAACGCTGCGGTCGCCGCGCTTCCAACGGGTGGCGGCGTCATCGTGTTTCCGGTCGATCCTGATGGAAACAACGACTACCGCATCTCCGATAGCTGGAACATTCGCAAATCGAACGTCACGGTCATCATCCCACGCGGGGTAACCGTGCGCACGACCGCTGCAACAACCTACGGCCATACGATCGCCTTTGTCGATGGAGCGGCTTATGGCGGTTCTGATTCCACGCAGATCACCAACGTGGAAATCAGCGGCGGCGGCAAGGTCATCGCGTCGGGATCAAGTGGCCTCGACAACGCCATCGGCTTCACCCGCTGCGACAATTACCGCTGCATCGGCATGGCCGTTTATTCCGACCGCAAGGGCATCACGGCGCAGCTTCATTGCACGAACGGCGTCATCAATTACAATCATGTCGAGTACGCTGGAAACGCCGGTATTGCCGTTGAGGGCGATGCTGCTGGAACGTACCAGACGCGCGGCGTCATTATTTGCGGAAACCGCGTCGAGCAGGCGGTTGCGCAGGCGTTCAACGTTACATACGCGGCTGGTCCTAATGTTGAAGACGTATTCAGCGCCGACAATATCGCCGAGGTTTCCGGCTCGCACGGGTTTGCGTACTCGCATGTTGTTGGTCTATACGAGAGCGGCAACGTTGTCCTCGATGCTGGCGCGCGGGCGTTCAGCTACACCAATTGTTCGAAGCAGCGCACGGTCGCCCCTCGTTCCGAAGAGAGTGAGAACCAGGGCATTGCGCTGATCAATCCTGGCGTTGGTGTGAAATTCATTGCTCCTGCGCTTCACAATACGTCTGCGGCCGGGTCCGGCGTTTCGGCGGCGATCTACGTCGAGAACCCATCGGCGGACCCCACGTTCATCTCGCCAGAGGCCAGCGGCAGCAATCACAACTATGCGATCGATACGTCATCGATGGGCAGCTACGTGGTGCGCGTCATCGACTCGTCTGGCCTCGCTGCGGGCACTGCAGGAACGTTCGATCTTCTCTCCGCGTTCGACATCATCAACCGCACGGACGGC